GTCCGTGGTGTTGGTTTCCGTGTACAGAATTATTAACTCTCTCATCCTTACCTATTTAAAGTTAAGCATAAAAAGAGGTGAATCTCCTATACCCTGACAAAAGGTTTTTAACCGTGAATTCAGTTTCTGAAGTGATCGTTCCCTTAATGGTTACCTTCCTTTCATCGTAGAGTTCAGCGGCAATTAACAAGATAGCTTGTTGGATAGCATCGGGTAAAATGGATGGTGTTGCCGTATAGGTAACTTCTATCTCTTCATAGCCTGTATCGACCGAACTGACCACGAGCGTATCATCTCCCCTAGTTCTACTCGTTAGCGTTGTGGTATCCCCGTTCTCATCGTAGCCCGTTACCACGACACTAGAGTAAGACCCATCCATTAGAGCAATAGGCAGTTCAAGGTGAAGTTTAGAGTTGTTTATCTCGTCCGTGAAGTCTGTTACTACTACCTTGACTCCAATAACCTGGTCGAAGGCATAACCCGTGTAACGCATAACATATTCACGAGCGGAAGACAATAGGGCAGAAAGTAAGTTGGTTTCCCCAGCTATGTCAGGGATTCTAGCGAATAGCTTTAGTTCGGCTGATGTTACCCCCGTTTGGGCTGAAGTGCTGGTTATCTTAGTGCGTGTTCTCATACCTCTAAAATACGACCACGAGCGTAAGACCTATAAAAAAAGGGGCGTGTGCCCCTAAAAGAGAAAAGCCCCGAAGGGCTTAGTTATTTGCTTAGAATGGCTTTTTAAGGGCCTCAAGTCTTTTCTTAAACGGCTTTTCAATCTGACAGAACTTATCATAATCTTCCCAAAAGTCAACACCCTCAAGAGCCTCGTTCATCTCGTTCTCAATAGCATTCCTCTTAGACTGATATTCTGACTCAAGTCTTTTCTTCTCAGAACTGACAAAGTTGCGAACCTCCTTTTCAGTCATCTCAAAACGCTTAGCAATACAAGAGCTACCTAGGTTTAACTCTACGCCTTCAACGTCAATTGTGTAGGTTCCTTTAAGTTCAGAGCGTCCACAACGGTCGCAAGTTGTTCTTTCCTCTGTGAAGCCTAAGATTTGTATTGTGTGGTTCATTGTTGTTGTTTTATTATACCGCTAAGATAAACAGAATTCTTAAACCACCAAAATATTTTTTTAGGGCAATAAAAAAGGGGCCGAAGCCCCCTTAATCAAAACCTAAAAACCTATGCGGCTAAGATAAACAAAATTTCTAAATCAAAAAAAAAGAGGCCCGAAGGCCCCTTTAAACAGAATCAAACTAATTAAGCTTGAATTACTGAAATCACATTCGTGAACGTGTCAACGAAGCAAGCGTCTGAATGGAACTTAGCAAAAGCCTCACGCATCTCCCCACGGACAGTAGTCTCGTTAGTGGTTACGTTAGTGCCGTCTTGCTCGAAGAACCTTACAGAAACTCCCTCACGCTGGAACAACTGACCGACATTCTGTGAATCCATCACATAGAACGTGTCGCTAGCTACGGCAGAAGACTCCTGAATTGGGAGGCCATAGATAGTAGGCGTGTTGTCAACGAAGATCACGGGAGCAGTATACTGGCCGTTCGTGTCACGAGCGTAAGCCAACTGAACCAGGTCGCTAGGATTCATCATAATAGCGTCAGGAGCGTAGTCGCTAGACTTCAGAAGACCGATAGCCGCCAAAATACAATCGTACTTAGTAGCAAGACCTGAGGCGATAGCATCCTCAAAGGAAGTACCCACCAAGTCAGCATCAGTCAAAGCACCGTTAGACAGACCATAGAGGTTGGGAGCCGTTCCGTTACCAGTCAACAACTGAACATCTTCAGCGTTGTAAATCTGACGTGGGAGTTCATACGCAAGGTAAGAAGTGATCCCTTGGAAGTCAGCCAGCATTTGGTTAGAAAGACGCATATAACCAGCGATAGTCTGAGCGTTGTACGTCTGAAGAGCGAAAGTCTTATCGACTTGTTGCTTTGCAGAACCTTCAGCTACTACACCAGCGGAATCAGTAGATGCGCTAATGTCGGGGAACTGAACTGCATCACCTGACATAGAACCTTGACGGAGTGCATTTCTTACACGAAACTTGCGCTCAACTTCAGGAAGGATAGGCAAATAAGCGTTGTCAACAACTTGAGTAGTCTGACCAGCGGTAGGCATATCCACGCCCTTAACCTTAAGGTCTTCGATGTTGAAACGGCTAGACTCACCCTTTACGAAAGAACGGAACCCGTCAGAGTCCATAGCATTCATAAGAGCCTCCTGAGTAGTCTTAGCGACTGCCTCCTTATCCTCCATACCGTTAGCCTTGAGTTCGTTCACACGAGCCTCCAGGTTAGCAATAGAAGCGTTAGACTTCTCTAGTACCTCGTTGAAAGCGTTTAGCTTTTCCTGAGTGTATTCTTTTGATGCTTCCGCACCAGCGTTGATAGCACCATCCAAGTCTTTTTTGATGGCCTCCAACTGTGTTTTGATCTCTTCCATTTTCTTTTTAGGAATTATTAAACATTAATTGAGTTCCACAATTCTAAGACGTTCAACGGCTCGTTATTCGGAGTGTCCTTAGACGGCCCCTCAGTCACGAGTGTATTAATCAACGCTTTCAACTGCGAAAGTTCGTTCTCAATGGTAACAAATGTAGTATCAGTAACATTAGCCCCTTTAATAAAGGACTCTAATACTTCCATTCTGCCCTCTATCTCTTCAAGGCTCTTCATTCCAACAAAGGGAGTGTTTTCGTTAGCACCAAAGACCACGCTAGAACCTTCCCTTAGTTTGGTTTCTGTGATTTCATAGCCCTTTAGCTTATTGTTGACATCTCTTATTTCAGAGAACACGAGCGGAACGAAACCTACTGAATGCTCTTTAATTATACCCTCTTGGTACATCGTCAAAACATCTTGAGCAAAAGGCCGCTTAGACATCTTGGACTCAAAATAAAGGCCGAAGTCATCTTCCTTCAGTTCCGTAATCTTACCAATTGGATTTAAAGGGTCGTGCATATATAAGTGCCCAATTCTACCTTTACCCATTGGCCCGTTCTCCTGAATACTCTTAGCGTAAGAGCCTCTTCGCATTATGTCCCCGTGGGAATCAATGTTGTCAAAGGCTGAGAAGTAGCCAGCAACGGTTCCCTTTTCGGTGTCCACGTCCTTTAACTCTAGGCTCGTGTTCTTGGTTGTGTATACTTTATCCATACTCTTGTTTTCTTGCACAATCTTTTTAGACCAGTAATAAGCTGGCTTACCGCCCCAAGCGTCATACATCAAATTTCCACACTTCTCATAGCTTCCCCCGTCATAATACTCAGAAGCCCTAGCTAGGTAGCTATAAACTCTCTTCACGACATCTAAGGACAATTCACGGCCCTTGGCTAGGTCGTTTGCTCTTTGCTTCCCTACGTCCGTCCCACACGTCCCCCAACCATTTTCAGCGACATAATCTAAAACCCCTTGGGCCTTGTCAATGATTTCCTGAGTTGGTTTAAACATAGGCTCTAAGATAATTCTGTTGAGTCTTGCCCCTTTGGGTAAAAGCCGTAGGTCTTGGCGAACTGCTCTTTTGATCTTAACGCCCAATAGTCCCCGTCATAAACTGCTGGAATCTCTTTATTCTCTACTATCACGAGCGGCTTACCTAGTTTAACGGACTTAGCCAGTAACTCAAAGTCATAACGATGGGGGCCAACTAATTCGTAAGCCCTTTCACCGTACTTCTTTATATAGTCATCTATTGGGTTAGATTCCATTTTGTTCTAATAATTCGTTAGTCACCTTAACCATTTTGTCAAAAAGTGACTTATCCAACTGCTCAAAAATTGGGTTCCCTGAAAATCTATTCTCCATGCAATGAGCGAAAAACTCCGCTTGTGCTAAATACTCTTTTTTCATATATGATTTACCGTGACCGAAACCAATCTCGGCATCACTTAGGGCTTGAATTGTGTCTGCATAACTAGTAAACAAACCACTCACGCCATAATGATTCATTCCCTCTAAAGAGCCTTTTTTTAATCCAAGTTCTTTTTCATAAAAGGCACCCTCTGAAGCATATTTTTCAGCCTCCCCATTAAACCATTTACGTTGGGCTTGATTAAATTTATTTTCGTTGACCCGATATTCAGACTTTATTTTTTGGAATGCCTCACGCTGAACCTTTGTTCTTCCGTTTTTATACCCTTTAGCCCTTAATTCAAAAAAAAGCTTCTTAAAGTTGTTGTCAGGGGTTTTCCCGTGCCAATAATCCCGTATTATATTTTGCCTATTGTGTATAGCGTGCCCGTACTCGTGGTAAAGTACTATCTCATTTTCGAGAGTTGCTCTTCTTATTCTACGTGGGGCAGTAATGTTTAATCTACCTCTAAAATCTGAATAAGAAGATGTTGCACCTTTGTGTGTTACGTTGTTTATACCAAACAAGTCCCCCTTTATGTTGTCGCCCTTGGGGGGTATGGATAGCAATTTCAAAAACTTCTCATCTAGCTTGGGGACTTTTATATCGTTGGCCTTGTACCACTTAAACACCTTATCTAGTGAGTCGGTCACCTCCTTGGATATACCGAAGCCCGTGGGCTTAACATCTTCAGGTATTATAGGCGTTGGGATGTTCGCTTGTGGTGGTGGGGGTGCTGGTGTTTCCTCTTCTATTCTTCGCCAACCTAACGCACAACGGCAATTGATTACTTGGCTTGGGCCTCCTCTTCGGTCACCTGGAAACTGCATTTTAGAGCCGCCAACCTCAAAATCCTCTTCTGCTCCTATGGTTTCGCTCCGTTTCATCTCGTTGTGAGAATTACGGGTTCTAGCATCCTTCTTAGCAATCCAATACTTACCCATTGTAACCCCGTACTTCTGAAATAACTCTTGTGAGCCTAGATATTCACCGTAAGAAGCGGCAGAAAGGGTTTCAGTTCGGGCTATTCTTTCGGCTTGGAAGCGTGAAGTTCTCTTCAGGTTCCTTAGAAACTTATCGTTCTTGAGTGCATCGGTTACCGCCCTTATCCCCTTTCCGTCTTGTATAGCATCGTAGACAACCGAATTAAGTAGCCTTTGCGCCCCAATCTCAGAAGTTAGGCTAATGGTCTTTATTTGGTTTAGGTTACTCCGAAAGTATTTCCCAATAGCCTCGGTCTTCCATTGCACCTTTGGGATACCCTCGCTTAGATCACTCTTAAACTTGCCTTGTGCAAAGTCCTTAACGAACTGGTCAGAGAACAAATAGCCAGCATCAAAATAAAGGTCTTCAACTAGCTTCTCTACATCAGTAGAAGGGTAGTTTATGGGGTAAATGACGTTCTCTAGGTTACTTAGGTCGGCCCCCTTTATATACTTTAGGTTAGCCTTGTAGATTTCTTCCGTGAGTTCACGAGCGTAACGCCTAGAAATCTTGTCCCTACGTCTGTTAACGTCTAAATATCGCTTGTCTGCTGGGCTCATTCTTCACCTTCAAAGCCGCTTAAATCAATTGGCGTAAGGCTAGAAGGTACATATACTTGGTTCATATCAGCGTCCTCAATAGCGGCAAGCCCCATCATTTCCCTTTTCTCGTTCGGGGTCATCCAATACGCACCACTAAGGGCAGAAACTTGCTCCTTCTTGTCGGCCTGGAGTTCGGGAATCTCTGAAGTGTCAAACTTGAAATAAACCCCCTCATCATTCATAAACAAACGATTGAAGGAATATTCAAACTTATTCAGAGTAGGAAGGATAGAATCCGTGTAAGCTTGCTTTCTGTACTGCTCCTGATTCGAGAATGTGCTAGAATCGTTGTTATTGAACAGACCAACGGGCAAATTATAGGCGTTGCAAACGTCACTTAACGAAAGGTCTAGAACCTCCATTATCCCCATATCCACGGGAGTGATACCAAAGTTAATGTAACCCAGGTCACCGACACCAACACCAATAGAATTAGAATTTGAGTTCTTTCGGACTTCCTTAATGCTTTGGCGCATCTCGTTAATTTCGTCTTGTGTCCAAGCATCCTTACCACCAGCGAAATCAATTCCCTTATTATAGAGAATACCAGCGGCTCCTTGGTTATCCATAGACGCCTTTTGCGAATCATAGCCACTATTTGAAGTCTGAATTGATTTGAAGGCCGCTTGTAAAGGGCTTTGTCCGTAAAGGTGTTCACCGCTTCCGAAGGCCATTTGGACGTTTTTGATGTGGATCACATTCTCTGCGTCCATCTTCGTGTTTATATAGCCTTCTGTAAATCTGTATTCTGCCACCCCTCTTCCGCTCTTACCTGAGATGGCTTCTATGTATACGCTAGGCAAAGCTTCCACGAGCAGAATACGACCCTCAGTTATTGCGGTTTCACCCTTCTGACAATAGATATAACCGTTCCCCGTTAAAAGGTAGTTCGAATAGAGATTAGCTAGGAAGTCGTCAAAACTTTGGTAGCTATTGGGCTGGTCTTTGACCCTCTCTAGTGGTTCGTATTCTATCTTGTTCCCCTCGGAGTCATACGCACACAAAGGAACGTTAGACATCTTCTTAGAAAGGAAATTTATAACGGAGTAAACGTCAGGGTTCTTCTGATAGGCTTGCTCTAGTAAACTCTCAAAGTTGAACGGTTGCCAGATTGCTGAGTTAGCCCCCAAGTGGGTTAGCTGGGCCGTGAGTAGTTTGCTTAACTGCTCCTGAATCTTAGACTCTTTTCGGTCGTACTTTAGAAAGTCGAGTAATGCCATAGCACAAAAGTAATTTAGCCCTTTAGCCCCGTTTATATAAAAAGCCCACGCTATACCTCAGAGCGTCAAGAAGGTGGTTGAAGGAATCGATGGGCTTTTCAGTTGGGCGTTCGTTTTTGTCTAAGTGCCATACATAAGAACCTAGTTCCCTCTCTAAGTCCTTGCTTCGTCTTGTATATAGAACCTCCTTGGACTGAAGTAGTTTGATCCCGTTTCTAATAGAGTCAGGCCCCTTAATCGCTCCTATTGCGTTTAGCCCCCCTCGTCTTAGTTCGGCTATGCTCTTAGGTTCTGCACTATCACAAATGACCCTTAACCCCTCACATTCGTGTTTTATCTTCTCAACTAACTCAGTATTAGTAAGATGCGTTTCATACACGAGTTCATCGACATAGACCCGATCGTTATGCTTACCGACCTTTAGGACTGCCGTGGGGTCTTGGCTAAAACCGAAGTCGATACCAACGCAAACATCTGAACACTCCGAAAAGTCTAGTTCTTCGACCTTGGTGAAGTTTCTGTAAATTCTGCCCTTCTTGCCTCTGCCTCGTTCACCTAACCCAAACACCGCCCAATCTTCAGGGCTTGACGTTTTAAGGCTTTCGATTTCGGCAATGATTGATTTGGGTAAGTGTGGGTTGTCCTTGTAGGTGGTGACAATTAAAGCCGCATCTTCTCTAGCTTCCACTTCGTACCACCAGCCGTCTAAATCGCTAGGGTTATAACTAAGCACAATGAACCCCGTGGTTCGGTAAGATAGTTGCCTAAATGACTCAGCGGTTATTTCATTACACTCGTCTAAAAAAAGCGCATCCCGTTTCCGTCCTCTTAGCTTTTGGGGTTGATCCAAACTAATAAATTCAACGGTATTCCCACGAAGCTTGTAGATTCCCTCGGTCTTATTATGGTCTTCCTCAACGTATGCCTCAAAGCTTTGCAGAATCTCAACGAAGTCCCGAAGGGTTGAAGCCTTCAAAGCTGGTAATGTTTGCCTAGCAATGGTAA